CCGCCTTGCAATCCCCGAAGCACATCGAGCCAAAATAGAAGGTGCGACCGAGTCCCGAGAATGTCTGCCCGGCTGCCATGTAAGTTGCTTTCGATTCCCCGTCGTTGGGAATTCGGAAGCTTCCGATCCACGACTTCTCACCGTGGATCGTGGTGGCATAGTTTGCCGCGAAAATGTCGTCGATGGCCTGACCGACTGCATGCGACGTAATGGGGCATCCCATGATGACCCGTTCCCATGACTGTCGATTCAGAAACAGAGCATTGAGGGCGTCCTGCATCGTACTGAGCGTAAACGTCGGGGCGTATGTGCGAACATACAGCGACGACCCAGTTCCGATGGTTTGTGCAGCGGTTCCAAGAATGATCTTCGCCCCGCTGTTGGCGAGTCCAGAAACGCCAGTCCCTGGCACGATGATGTAGAGAGCCGTACCAAGCGCGGTCGATTGACTCCAATTGGTGTCTTCGCGTCCATTCGTGCGGCTGTAACGGTACAGAATCCCAGCCGTGCCGAGCGTGCCCCCTTGAAGAAATTCGATCTTGATCTCGTAGTCGTCATTGGGGTAGTACGTTGCGTCAACCGATGCCGCGGCAGTATTGGCACCGCCCGGATAGAGCGATGTATTGAGCGTTCCGTAGCTGCCCTCATTGACGTAGTTGGCAGTGACGGTAATGACTTCGCCAGCCACAAGCGACGCGGCTGTAAAGTCAAGCGTCAGGGTGCCAGTGCCAAGCGTGATGTCCAAATCGACATCGGTTCCTAGCCCTGTCACTACGCCATAACTAAGTCCGTCATCTGTGCTGACCTGGTAGGTAATAGCCGGCGAAGCCTGGCCCACCGTGCCCCCCACCACCACAAGCACCTTGACAACCGCATTGATAGACGTCGTTGATCCACTGTGCACCGTCACAACCGATGCACCGTGCCCCGTCGAGCGACCCACGGCCGAGAATGCACTGAGCACCGTTGCCGAAGCGCGCACCGCGAGTACTGGAAGCTTCTTCGATGCAATGCACTTGGCTGCCTTCTTGCCGAGCGGACCCGGGAATGCCGCGATAGCCTGCGACGGCTGCGTCAATGGGGTCGGTGTATTGAGCGCACCGTCGTCTGCAACGTCGATGATGGGCACGAACGGAACGCCACTCATGGCAAACGCAGCGTTTGAGGTATAGATGGCGGTTGCTCTTACTTGTGGCTGCATTGCTAGGACTCCGGTTGGGTTGTAGACGTTCCGGTGTAGTTACCGATCGAGTCGTTCAATCGCATTTGCGGGTGGACGATCTCGGTCAAAATCTGATCGTCGAATAGGTCAAGGATGGGCTGCTCGATCGAGCACATCAGAAGGATTTCGCGACCGAGCTGATGTTGAGCTTCGGGTTTGAGCCAGCGAGGTTTAGCGAACTTCACGGGTGAAGTGGGAGACAATTCTCCCGTGGTTGTCTTACGGATTTGCCGCACCGTCTCGTGGAACACGAGCCTCCCCACGTGATCGTGGGCGCGGTCCATTTGGTAGTTCTGCGTCGGATCTCGACCGTAGCAGTACACGCAGAACATTTCGTCGAGATTCAAGAGGCCCTTGACCCCTCCCGGGTAGGGCCACTGCTTGCCGCCGCCGATCTCACCCATGTCACCGTCAGGCGCACCGGGAACGAACACGACACGGCCAAGCGTGCCCATGTTGATGTGTATCGCCGGGCGAGTCTTGCCGTAATCGACGAGCACCGTTTTGGAGCCGTCAACGGTGAAGCTCGTTTCGATCAGCGGCTTGACCGCATCAACGAGCAACTCGAGTGCCCAGACCGCCGACATTATGCGGCCTCCTTGAGTCGGGAGCCAAGTCGAGCAAAAAGCACCTTGCGCAGGATTGCCTTGAACTCACCGGGAATTTTGCTGAACGGAATCAGCGGACGGCGAAAGCCTCCGAGGTTCTTCGATCCGCCCCTGTAACCACGAGCTGACCCGACATGGTGAAGCGCCTCCGGGCCAGTCACGGAAAATTCAATCGTGGTTCCGTGAGCCTCCACGCTGATCGCCTTCATGGCGTTCTGAAGTACTTGTTGGCCATCCCTGCCGGGTCGCCACGCGTGCCCATACGGATCAACTTGCTCCGCAATGTTGCTTGCTGTCTTATCAATTAGCGCATCCACGCACGCGTCCACGTCTTCGCTTTCGAGCTTCTCTGTGCGCAGCAGGTCGAGCAGGGCGTCGAGCTTGGCGTAGCTATGGGCGTTGTTATCCATAGCGACGATTACTCCTGACTGCATCCCACTGCCGATGCTTAGAAGTAAACGGAGAGGCTTCCGAGTAAGCCAAGGTTACCGCATCGGTTTCTTGAGAATCCTGTTTAGATCCCTGCTGCAACGGAAGCAGCAACAAACTCAACTGAGGGTTAGCAAATTCCTTGAGGTCGTCGCGAGCGTCTTTCAGCGCCTGCAAAATGTCTTCTTGCTGTTCGTCGGTGGGGCGAACCCCGAGGGATCGATAGGCCCTCGGGGTCACTAGATCTGCAACCCACTGCTTGACCAAGTCGGGGTAAGGCGTCCTAAACGGAACGTCGCCACGCTTGGCACCCCTCGCATCGACAATGCCGGAAGCAGCGGCGCACAGAGCCATCAGGTGGCCCGGGCGCTTGGCTTCAAGCTCCGCGGCCTGATCCTCGTTGAAAGGACTCAGACTGCAGAACTCGGCATTGTCGGCGAGGTATCGGGACATGGTCAGCTTCTGGGCGCCTCGCTCTTGAACATGAACTGTGGCATCCCAACGCCGCGGAACATTCTCATCTGGCCAATGGCCTTGAGCTTGTTCGCGATCGCCAATTCGAGTTGCGGCGTGCCACTCCCCGACATTGCGGCGTAGAGGTTGATCCGCCATGGTTCACGCATGCCAATATTGATGGCACCCAGAGTCGAACGCGCGGCATTCTTTTCGCACGAAAGGTACCAGTCATATTCCTCGTACGTTCCAAGTCCACCGAGTTCGTCGAGAAACGTTGGAGCACTGAGGCCTAGCGCCGTGATTGCACCTTTGATGTCCGTCGCGCCGCCGGTACTATTTGACGCCATCGCGGCAATGAATTGCGCCGACAGCATCGTGGTAACAGCTTGACGAAGCTTGGGACCGCACACAATCTTGGTGGGCTTCAGCCGGCGCGGTGTCTTGCCGTCGGCCATCTTGATTCCGGCAATGTACGTGATCCCTTTCCAGAGATTCGCTACACCCTGTTCGAGCGAAACGGTGTCAGTTGCCGTGGTTCCGTTGGTTCCCGAAACAACCCAACCAAGCGTCGCGTGCTTTGAGAACGGCCCAGCTAGAGGCAAGAAGCCCGGAGTACTTGCGGACTCCGCGCCGTGCCAGTAGTTGTTGAACGTTCCGAGCGCGGTCCGCTTGAAATTGTACGGGTGCGATTCGTAGAACAGCGGATTACCATCGAACGTCAGTAGCTTCACGACGTTGCCGTTGTCCGTGGTGTACGATGACGCGGTGCCGTTTCGCAAAACCTCAATCGCGAGTTTCTGGGGATAGTACGCCGCGGCCTGCGTGGACTGCTCAGTAGCAGCCGCAAGCAGGTTGATCCCGGCGCCTCCGACGATGCCATCTTTCAAGTCGGTGAACTTATTCTCCGACTCTTCCCAACCCCACTTGTGGGTGTGGTTGGTAAAGATGGTCTCGCCAATGACCTGCTCTTCGAACCGCACACCGCCGCCTTCTTCGCCATAGTCTTCGATGACCTGCGATTCAAGCAAGTGCATGTAGTTCTCTTGCAGCGTGTCCGAAGGCAGCACGCGGCAAAAATCTTGGTACTGAAGCTCGGAAGCAATCAGCGCCCACTCCGACACAGTCGCGAGTTTTACGGTCGTTCTCAGATGCTTGACGGTAACTGGATCTAGCATTGTCTTATTCCTTGTTAGCTGATGAGAACAGCCGTAGAAGCGTCCTGGCGTCGTACACCGACTCCGTCAGTTGCCGAGACATCCCAGAGGACCCCGGCTACTGCGTAGTTCAGACCTGAACCGTTATCAGCCGCACTGGTGACGGTGTTTGCGTCGGAGAAGTAGACCTTGCG